ACTTGCTGAATATGAAGGCATAGAGGAAGAAGAAAATGCATGAATGGTTTATCCGCAACCAACCTAAGATTGCCATGTTCGTTGCCGGCTGGTGTTGTCTAGCGGCTATCGATTGCTTTAGTAAAGGTGACGATCTTTGGGCTGTGATTAACGTTGTGTTAGTTTATGTAAACATAAGGTTGGCAAAATGATTAGAGAATTTATAAACATTATAGAAACAATGGAAGGTATTACTGACGATTGGTTTAAAACAGGATCGTTTGAAACTTTTAAACATCCTACACCAATCCATTATAAAACTGCTATTTCAGCTGGTACTATCGATACCCTTGAAGGACCTGTTGACTATCTAGCAGGGCATAAAATTATTACTGGGCCTAAAGGCGAACAATATCCGGTAGATCCAAAAAAGTTTTCCGAATATTACGATGATAACGGTGACGGAACTGCTACTCCTAAAAAGATTCATAAACATGCTAAATTAGCAGACCACGACGGTGTAGTACACGCAAGTTACGGAGATTTGAATTACAAAACTGGAGAGGACTATATTGTGCGTCATGGTGCTGGCGATTACGGTGTAGTAAAAAAAGATATTTTTAATCAAACATACGATACATCAAATGCTGTATAATGAAATTGAACTAATGGAAATGGCTCAAGACTACGAAGCCATAGAGCGTCAAGCTATACAAGATGCAGAAGAATTGCGCCAGCTACGCGATGGCGAACGTATTATAGTGCCTGTAGACATTGAACATGCCCGTACAATGTTTAAGTTGTCTAGTTACTATCTTAGCCAACACGACCCAGAATTTACACTAACAATGGAGAAATAATGAACCCGTTTCGCGACCAAGAGAAATTTATGAAAGCATGTGGACAAACTGTTGACACTTTTAATAAAGAACAGTTTGGGTTGTATGTGAATTTAATCGAAGAAGAATTTAAAGAACTCAAAGAAGCTATCAATAACAACGATCCTGTAGAAACACTAGATGCATTGGAAGATATCTTAGTTGTTACTATTGGTGCTATCCATAGTGCAGGCTACGATGGTGAAGGCGGTTGGCGCGAAGTTATGTCAACTAACTTTGCTAAGATTGATAAAGAAACTGGACTTGTACGTAAACGCGAAGATGGTAAGGTATTAAAGCCAATTGGTTGGGTTCCGCCTAACCTAGAACCATTTATCACAAAGGAGCAGTCTAAATGATAGATTGCATGATACTTGGCGATAGCATTGCTGTAGGAACAGGAATGTTTAGAAAAGAATGTGCGGTATATGCTCACAGTGGATGGAACAGTAAGCAATGGAATAAAACTTATATGATCCAGGATCACTTGAAACCTCAAGCTAAACATGTTATTATTAGTTTAGGTTCAAATGATCATCAGTATGTAAACACAGAAGCCGAGTTAGCCATGTTGCGAGTTAACGTAAAAGCAGATCGAGTGTATTGGATACTACCTGCTATTAAACCTAACATACAAGAAATTGTAAAAAAGGTTGCCGCAGAAAATGGTGATGTTGTTTTACCTATTACACGGCTACAACCGGATGGCATTCATCCAAGTTGGGCTGGTTATAAACAAATTGCAAAAGAAACGGAATAAGGAAAAGTATGCCAAATTTAGTACCAATGGTAATTGAGCAAGAAGCTCGTGGTGAACGTAGTTACGACATTTATAGTCGACTACTTAAAGATCGTATTGTAATGCTAGATACCGATGTTAATGAACATAGTGCTAGTTTGCTAGTAGCACAGTTATTGTTTTTGGAGAGTCAAGGCAATGAAGATATTACATTCTTTATCAACAGCCCCGGCGGCGTGGTTACAGCAGGTATGGCAATTTACGATACTATGCAGTTTATTAAGCCTGACGTATGTACTGTGGTTATGGGCCAAGCCTGCTCTATGGGATCATTATTGGCTACTGCGGGTGCTAAAGGTAAGCGTAAAATGCTTCCTAACGCTCGCCACATGATTCATCAGCCTAGCGGTGGTGCTGGTGGACAAGCTACAGATATGGAAATACAAGTAAAAGAGATCCTAAAGATGAAGCAAAATCTTACCCAAATTTATGTAACTCATAATTCAAAGGGCAAGACTTTTGAAGAGTTTTATAATGCTATGGAACGGGACAACTTTATGAGTGCCCAAGAAGCATTAGATTTTGGATTGATTGACGAGATTGTTACAAAACGCCCATAAAGTGCGTATATAATTGGTTGCCGTAGTATACTATAAATAGCTATGTCTAGGAGTATACTATGGCCCAACTACCGTTTGATTGGTCGGAAATTACCCGCAGTAACCTGTACTCTATGTTCTATTCGCTGAATAGCGAAATAGTGGGCAAAGAGCTATCCCCTAGTCAAATCCAAAAACGTATTACTAGACACGTTAAACAACACTTGCCCATTAAGATTAAAAAGTGCATACATGCACCTACAACTAAAGGCTACGTGTTTATGGGCGGTGTTTACTACAGTGACAAGGATGCCAAATCCGTTCCGGCCATAGAAGTTAACTTTAACTATAATCCTACGGATAAGAAGTTAAAACTTACACAGTATCGTTGGAAACGCATGGCTATCCGTTTTTCAGATGTTCTTATGCACGAAATAATCCATATGCGTCAATTTCGAGCTCGTAACTTTAAATCGTTGCCCGGATATCAAAGTACAGCACTATTGACCAAAGAACGTAAAGAACAGGAATACTACGGCGATACTGATGAAATGGGTGCTTTCGCCTTTAATGCGGCCTGCGAGCTTCTAGATCGTTTTGGATATAACCCCGGCGTAATTGGACGATACTTAGACTCTGACGAATGCTCTAGGCATAAAAACTCCAATTGGTATGCTTATCTAAAGGCATTTGATTGGAATCATAATCATCCAATTATACGCAGAATGCGCAATCTCATTATGCGCCAATTAGAAAACGCATACGAAGGTAAACCATTTAAAACTAATTTCTGGTTGACATACTGATAATTAGACTGTATAATACATAGATACAGTTAATTATTGGAGCCGCTATGAGTCGTTGTGCCAGTCACATTTGGAGTTTGGAAAGTCATCCTAGTCGTCTTAATAAAGAAGGCATTATTGAAGCTATTGCCAAAGAAGGGTGTGATGAATTTTTTGAAGGATGCCGTCTTGCTCTAGATCCAATGATTACCTTTGGACTTAAACAAATACCGGAGAAACAAGATGAAGACGGGCCTGGGTTACCTTGGGATAGTTTTACTCTCGCTCTTACTGGCTTTGTCAGTCGCAATGTCACAGGCAATACAGCACGTGATGTAATTCAAGCGATGATGAAAAGTGCCACTAAACGAGAGTGGAATGGTTGGTATCGTAGAATTTTAATCAAAGACTTACGCTGTGGTGTAAGCGAAAAAACAATTAACAAAGTAGTGGAGAAGAAATATGCTCAGTATGCTATTCCCATTTTTGGTTGTCAGCTTGCTCACGACAGTGCTAATCATGAAACTAAAGTCTCCGGCAAGAAACTTATCGAAGCCAAACTTGATGGAGTACGTGTTATTACAGTTGTGCGTAGTGATGGCCGCGTTGATATGTTTAGTAGGAATGGCAAGGAGTTAGTAAACTTTCCGCATATTGCAGAACAGATTTCAAGCGTTATTAAACAAAAAGGTTCTAGCAAGAGCATGGACGTTGTACTAGATGGTGAAATTATGTCTAGTAGTTTTCAAGACTTGATGAAGCAAGTACACCGCAAGGACAATGTAGAAGCGGGTGATGCTATACTTAATTTGTTTGATGTGCTACCTTTAGCAGACTTTGAACAAGGGTTTTACGATAAGGATCAAACTACTCGCAGTAGCATGGTTAAGTTTTGGGTTGAACAAAATCAACATTTAATTCCTAATGTAACTTATGTTGCTAACGAACTTGTTGACTTAGATACTGATGCAGGTCAGAAGCGTTTTAAAGAAATTAACCAAAAGGCCATAGACGGTGGTTACGAAGGTATTATGATTAAGGATCCAGATGCCGGGTATGAATGTAAACGTAGTACAGCATGGTTGAAGTTGAAGCCATTCATTGAGGTTAGTTTAGCAGTAGTAG